CTAGATGTGGGCTACTATATCAGATTCTTGCTTATACTCTTCAACTTTCTGTTTAACGTATGAAGAGTACCAAAATACATCTTTTTCACTTACGCGAATGGGTTGTTTGATTTTTCCAGAATTTACCCACTCATAGAATTTATCCTTCTGGATCGATAGAAGGTACATAAACTCTTTAGCACGTACACGACGATCAATTTCCATTAGCCGAGCTTGTGTGTGCCTTGTCATAAAGAGAAGACATTGAAGGAGAGCAGGCAATGAGAGACTTCTTTCTAAAACTTATGAAGCCGAAATGTTCTTGTTATGGTTGCTCTTATACAAGTAAGCACGGTGGCTATATGCCATGTAGCAACATACCTAAAAGTAAATCAGATATTTCAAAGCCACCACGAAATCCATGAGGTCAACTATGGATATTAAAACAATTCAAATTAGTGTTAAGGGTGAGACTGCAACAGGTAAGTCGCATGTGCTTAGTGTAATTGAGAAGGCGCTAAAAGCTGAGTATGGGCATGATGTCATGGTTGCTTCCCGAGATTTGTATTTAGAACGAAACCTAAACTGTTCTGATGATCAAATGAGTAAGCCAGATAAAGCTAAAGTAGTATTTGTTTTATCTGAATAACCCATGGGGGGAAGGTGTTCCTTAAAAATCAAAAAATTACGGACACCGCCCCCCATCTCACTTATAAAAAAATTTCCCCTTTCATTAAAAGTTAAAGCAAAAGTTAAAGGTGATCCAATGGCATTAACCGAGAAAATGAAAAAGTTTGCTCGCGCCATTGTTGATGGTGCAACAAACAAAGAAGCTGCTATTTCAGCAGGTTACGAAGAAAAGACTGCTTCACAGCAGGGTTCAAAATTAAGAAATAATTCTGAGATTATTGTCTACATTGAAAAGTTAAAGGCTGAAAAAGAAGGCCGAACTTTAACTCCTGAGAAACCAAAAGTTAAAACTGAAAATAGTGGTGAATATGACAATCCTTTGAATGACGACGACTATGCAAAGGATGACCCACTTCAATTTCTAATCGATGTCATGAACAAAAGTGACGACATGTTCTTGCGCTTCAATGCAGCGAAAGCAGCCCTTCCATACGTCCACGGCAAAGTGGCCGAAAAGGGTAAGAAGGAAACCAAAGAGGATGCTGCTAAAGCTGCAACAAAATCAGGCAAGTTTGGCACTTTGAATAACCAATTACCTAGTTGAGGTGAATATATGTTTGGAATGTTAGAAAGTTTGACCAAGGCAGCAGTTTCTGTGGCTGTCGCTCCTGTAACTGCTGTAGTTGATGCAGTAATGATTCCTATTGATGTAAGTGAAGATGGTGAAGTTTTTCAAAGAACTAAATCAACCCTTAACAATGCAGCAGAAAACTTTAGCGATGCTGTGAAGCCAGAGAACAAAAAATAATTATGCCGCCTTCGGGCGGTTTCTTATTTGATAGCCAATTGTAATGTCTACAGTGTTGCGCAGCATGGGGATGGACACACCCTCAGTTGGCTATCAAATAGGTTGTATATCAAGGTAAATTTATGACCGCAATGCTTCCAGAATGGACAACCGCTTGCCCAGACTGGGAGGAGCGTATTGTTGCTAAAAAGTCGCTCATGCCATGTGAGCCATTATTTCCACAAGTTGCAGATGTTGCTGAGCGCATATTTAAAGAACTTATTCTTGTCGATGTGATGGGCAGTCCCAAGATGGGCGATGTCACTTTGCCTTGGGTGATAGAGTTTGTTCGAGCAATCTTTGGAGCATACGACCCAAGAACAAAACGCCGATTAATCCGTGAGTTCTTTCTTCTAATTTCCAAGAAGAACACCAAGTCCACAATTGCAGCTGGTGTAATGCTTGTTGCTTTGCTTCTAAATGACCGACTTTCGGCTGAGCTCATCATTTTGGCACCTACTAAGGAAGTCGCTGACAATAGCTTCAACCCAATTCGTGACTTTATCCGCGCAGATGAAGAACTGAGTGCAATGATCAATGTGTCTGAGCACACAAAAACGGTCACTCACTTGGGTACAGGCGCAACACTTAAAGTTATTGCAGCAGAATCTAATGCAGCAGCAGGTAAGAAAGCTTCTATTATTTTGATCGATGAGGTCTGGTTATTCGGTAAACGTGCCAACGCTGAATCAATGTTCCGTGAAGCAAAGGGTGGTTTAGCATCACGTCCAGAAGGTTGCGTGATTTATCTGTCTACCATGTCGGATGAAGTGCCATGTGGTGTATTTAAACAACTTCTAGACTATGCCCGTGATGTGCGTGATGGAATAAAAGAAGATAAAAGCTTTTTGCCTCTTATCTACGAATTCCCAAAGTACTTAGTTGAAGCAGGCGAACACTTAAAGCCTGAAAACTTCTACATCACAAACCCAAACTTGGGTGCATCGGTTGATCTTGAATATCTAATTTCAGAGTTTAAAAAGGTTAAAGATGCGGGTGAGGAATCACTTAGAGATTTCTTAGCTAAACACTTAAATATCGAAATTGGCATGAACCTTCGTGCTAATCGTTGGGCAGGTGCTGAGTATTGGAATGCCCAAGCAAAAGATATCCAAATCGACCAACTAATTGAGCTATCTGATGTCATTACTTTGGGTATCGACGGTGGCGGACTTGATGACTTACTTGGCTTTGCTGCTTTAGGTCGTTTATCAGAAGATCCGCGTATCTGGTGGCTTTGGAACCATGCATGGGCAAATAAGATTGCTTTAGAACGTCGTAAAGAGAATGTCCCCAAATATGAGGACTTCAAATCTGAGGGTTCTCTCACAGTAGTTGACCGCATCGGTGATGACATCGACCAACTAGCTGCAATTGCCAAGAAAGTCTATGACAGTGGCAAGCTCAATAAGATCGGACTAGATCCATTGGGCTTAGGTGGCCTTTTAGATGGCTTACTTGAGGCAGGGATTCCAGAGGAAAGTATGTTTGCAGTGCCACAAGGCTACAAGCTCATGTCTTACATCCTCACCACTGAGCGCAAATTAGCAGAAGGAAATCTCTTCCATGCTGGACAGCAATTGATGACTTGGGCAGCAGGTAATGCCCGTGTCGTGATGGTTGGTAATGGTATGCGAATCACCAAACAAGAATCTGGTGTAGGAAAGATTGACCCATTGATTGCCACATTTAACGCAGTTGCGCTCATGTCCATGAATCCAGAACCAACAAACAAAGAATATAACGTCTTTTTCGTCTAATTAAATTTTTAACTCAAAGCTCGCTAAATGCGGGCTTTTTCTTTTTTAAAGGAGAGCTTAATGCCTGCTCTACAGAAATCATTTGGCTCTTTTGAAATCAAGAGCACGAACGAGGAAAAGCGAACTTTTAAAGGGATTGCAAGCACACCAAATGCAGACCGTGCAAAAGACATCATGGTCCCAAGAGGGGATTTGAGCCATTTCTAACCGAAGCGCAATTAAAAGCAAGTATTCCAACTGTCACACCAAAAGCAGCCAAAGCGCTCGACACGGGAAAAATTTGGTATTGGGATGGCGCTTGGCATGACACTGGCTTGAGCGAGCTTGATCAAGCAATCAATTATGCAGATGAACAAAAAGTGCAAAAGTATCAAGCTTTAAATCGTATTGGTGTTCTGTATGAAATTACAGATGCACAAGGTAATCAAACATGGCTACAAGTATCCTCTACAGATGGACTCCCAACTCCTTTTGCTAAATCAGCAATTCGTAAGTCTGCAAGTATCGATGAGTCAAAACTCATCATTTTAAAAGATGGAGCATTACTCTATTGCGTTCCCGATGCGAATGGAAATCCGACAGCATTATCTGTACGACAAAGTGATGGGATGTTCCCTGATTTTGTAATTGCTGACATTCAGTCACGATTGACTAATATTTCGCCTAATCTTGATGATTTGCAGGTTAGGCCCAAACCTTCAGATTTTCAAATAATTTCAAGTGTTGCTCGCGGTGTCGCTCGTCATGTAGCTAATAAACCATTGCCTACTAAAAAAACAGATTTTGTAAACTCCACAGCACAGAGTAATCGCCTAACTTTTCCTAATACATATAGTGATGCCACGCCACTGATTTTAGTAATTTGTTTTGAAGGTGTTGGAGATCAGCAGCTTGATATACGTGCAGCTTATTCTAATGTGCTTGATCACGGTGTTCTGTGGGCAAGATGCCAATTTCATGGAGATAGCTACGGCTCACCGAAAGCGATGCAAGATGCAATTGAGCTTTATCAAAAAGCTTGTGCAATTGCGCCAATTGCAGGGGTTGTAATTGTTGGAAATTCAATGGGTGGGTGCGCTGCACTTAATGCTCTTACAACAGAGTCAATCCCAAACATTTTAGGTGTCTATTTGACTGATCCAGTTTGTGATTTACGCCAACGTTACGATAATGGCCGGGCCAGTGAAATTAATGCAGCTTATGAATGTGATGCAACAACATATGCAACGAAGACAGCGGGCTATGATCCTATGTTACAGCACTGGTCAAAATTCAAAGGAGCACCAATTTCTATTGTTGCAACTTCAAACGATACGCTTGTACCTAAAGCTCTACACACTGACAAACTTTTGGTAAAGCTTGTTAATCACAACAAAATCAGTGTGTTAGATACACAAGCACCTAATCACAATTCACCCGAAGAATTTATTGTCACACGTCTCATTGATTTCATAAATCAATGTGCATCTGGCGAAGTTATTACGCAAATCTAGGTAGAAAATAATATGAATACGATGGTAGTAAAAGCAACCGGCACAATCGCTAATCCAAGTAATACGCCCGTTATTGTCGGCGCAGCAGTAACTAGTGATACGTTTTTAGGAAATGGAGAAATTTCAGGTCGTAATAGTGATGCGGCTTTAGGTGGTAGCCCTATAGTTTGGCGTGGGTTTGATAATTATACTTCAACTGGAATCTATGCCATTAATAACAATACACTTGTGGCTACAAAGGATAATAACTTTGGTGTTGTTGGTATTGATTATAAGTTAACAAACTTAGCAGTACAGTTTAAAGTTGCTCAATCTGGCTCGGATTTAAATGCTTTAGCAGTATTTTTTGATGTGAGACGTGTAAACGGTTCTGTTCGTGTGTATCGATTAAACTTTTATGGTGGTAATAAGGTAGATCTTGTTTACCGAAATGAAAGTGGTGTTATTTCTGTATTAGCTTCAACTAATGCGACAGTAAATGACACAATTCTATATATTGTTAATGGATCTTCACACAAAGTTTATGTCAATGGCGTATTAAAAATTGATTTATCTCATGCTGGATATGTCGGCGAGGGATATGTGAGCTTATCAAGATCCTCAATCTCAACTTTAGCTGGCACATTTGGTATTGATGATTTAATTGTTTATTCGATTTAATTAAAACTATTTATAGCACCCTAATAGGGTGCTTTTTTATTGCCTAAACGAAAGGGGGAAGGCATGACTGAAAATGAATCATACGGGTTGAGATTTGAAAAGAAAATCGACTCCATTCAGAGTGATATCCGCATGTTGTCAGATCATGTTACTCGACTGACTTTCATTAATGAAGCGCACAAAGAGACTAGCGAACAGAACAAAAAAGATATCGATACATTGGATATCAAAGTCGCCAATTTAGAAAACCGCACAGCAGCGCAAGATGGTGGAATTTCTGTGCTGCGTGTATTGCTGGGAATATTTGCAGGCATCGTATTTTCATTGTGTGCGTGGGTTGGATCTTCAATTATTCAATTAAGCCAAGACCAGTCTTTAATTAAAGAGAAAGTATCACGGTTGGAGGAAGCAAAAAGATGAACAGTGAAAATACTCGCGCATATCTAGCTTTTGCATTAGTGGGACTAATGTTTGTTTTAGTGATTGCTTTATTTTTTGTGGAAATGCCACGAGAAAATAGCAACCAAATTAACACAGCTTTAGGTTTTATTGCAGGCGCCATGACAACTGCATGTGGTTTTTATTTTGGTAGCTCTGAACTTGAGAAAAAGAAAGGGGAACGAGATGACAAATAAACCATTCTTCGATGCTGCCCGAGTTATTGCTGGTGGAAAACTCACACAAGCACAAGTAGACGATCTAAATAAAGTGGTCGAAAAACTTGCACCAGGTGGAAAAACTACAAGTGATGATGGTATAGATTTAATAACTAGTTTTGAAGGCACGCGATTCAATGCTTACGATGATGGTGTTGGAGTCTGGACCATTGGCACTGGCACGACAGTTTATCCTAATGGCGTGAAAGTCAAGAAGGGCGATACTTGCACACCTGAGCAAGCTAAAGCCTACTTCAAACACGACTTAGCCAAATTTGAAAAGACTGTAAATGAATCGGTGATAGTGCCTTTAAGTCAAAACCAGTTTGATGCTTTGGTTTCACTGACTTACAACATTGGCTCAGGTGCTTTTAATAATTCAACCTTATTAAAAAAACTGAATAAAGGTGACTATCAAGGCGCTGCTGATCAATTCCTTGTCTGGAATAAGGCAGGCGGAAAAGTTTTGAAAGGTCTAGTTCGTCGCCGAGAAGCAGAACGAGCACTCTTTTTAAAGAAGTAACTTATATGTGCAAACGTACCAAAGTTGCATCGATCATCACATTGCTGTGCATCCTTTTCTCTGGTTGCACAGCTCACACTATTAACACGTCTGTAAATGTTGGGATTTGTATTGGGGTGGTAATCCCTTAGGGGTAGACCAATAAGAAAGTTGATACAATTACATGATTTACACATATCTGTGGAACATTTATGTTTCACAGTATTGCTTATTTGCGGTATATGCTATTAAATAAGTGAGCACAAAGGTAAGAATAACTCTTACCTTTCGCTGTATCCGAAATAAGGAATTTAAAATGTACACCGTCACTGATTTTCGACAATGTTAAGTCTTAGTTTACTTTTCCTAAGTTCTGTTGATTTAAGTGTTTTATGTGAGGTGCGATATGAATAATAAAAAATACACAGCGATGGAAATTGCTAACTATATTGTCGAGTATACTAATAAAGTTTTAGGAGCAAAAAACCTAACTCCGATTAAGCTTCAAAAAATTTTATATTATGTATATGTTAATTGCCTGGTAAAGCAAAACACTAAACTATTTAATCAGCCAATAGAAAAATGGAAGTTTGGTCCTGTAGTAAGTAGTGTTTATCATAATTTTAAAGTTTATGGTGTTGGTCATATTGGTAACACTATTTCTGATTATGAGTTTAGCGAAAATCCAAATGAAATTTTTTCTTTTAAAGAAATACCATTTGATTCAACGAAGCTTCATTTTTCAGATAATGTTTCTCAAGAGATCCATTCAACTATTAGTGAATTGATAGATGTTGATCCTTTCAAATTGGTTGAACAAACTCATAAAGAAGCTCCATGGAAACTTAAAGAGCTAGATATCTTGAACGGTGTGAGGGGGCTGGTTTATTCTGACCAAGAAATTCTAGACCATTTAGGAAAATAAATAAGTAGGGCTTCAATGATCAAGCAGCAAGTGTTATTAAACAAATTTCTTGAAATTCTCATTGTAAGCCCTATAGAAACAGAAAATTTAAAAAAATTAAAAATACTCTTTCATGAGGTTTTAAAAGTTAATAAGTGTTTGGATGACTCGCATCCGATACCGTATCACGCGATAACTAGATATATGTATAATTATGAAAAAGAAATTATAATTGAAGATTTAAATCTATTAATGGATGCTTTAGAAACTCAGTTAGTAGAAGAAGTAGATATAAAAGTTCTAGAATGTTTTCGAAAATTTAAAAATCATATTTCTTTAGCATCAACACAAAAGTACTATATTCAGAAGATTGCAGCCGATGCCTTAGAAACCGCAAAAAAGGCAGAAGAAGAAGCCGAAAAAGCAAGAGACACATACAAAGACATAATGGTCAATTATATAACAATCTTAGGTATTTTTGCTTCAATTATCATTACCATATTTGGTGGAATGCAAATAATTAGTGCTACAACTGGTTTATTGCAAGCAAATTTAAATCTCGCTACGTTAGTGTTAGTTTTATCCTTTTTGACGTTATTAATAGTATTAATACTAGCAATTTTACTAAATTGGATATCGAATCTAAAAGAAGAAACCCGTAATAATAAGTTTGTGTATATTGCTTTGAGCTTTACGGTTTTTTGTATAGCAATATCTGGCTGGTATATACATGAACAAAAAAATTCAGATTTACCTCATACTAATACCAAGGTACTTATTAAAGACGAATCAAAGGATAAGTAATATCTATATTATTAATCCTTCCACCCATCCACAATATCAGCCCAGTCTTGCATCATTTTTCGTCTAGCCTCTAAGTGCTGCGAATGGTCATAAGATGCCTTTGTTTTGTTAGATTCAGCATGAGCAAGCTGTTTTTCTACCCAAGCTTCCTCATAGCCCTTTTCATATAGTAGGGTGGAAGCTGTAGCCCTAAAATCATGAGTGGTCACGCCTTTTAAGCCAATATATTCAAGCATACTGTTAAGCGTTTCTTTAGCTAACATGCCATCATTTTTCTTACTGAAAATAGCAGGGAAAACTAATTCGCT